TGAATTATTTTCTTTCCATAACTCATTACACAATAATAACTTACAACAATATCAAAAAATATTTATAAATATATTCATATTTCTCTTGACTAGTACCGAAAAACAGTATATATTGATGGTATGACATATGTGAATGTATCACATAGAAAAAATGTAAAGTTCAAAAAAACGAAAGGGACTAGCAATGTCAATCAAATCTTATGAAATCAGATTTTTTTGTCTTAAGAATGGTAAAGATGATAGCTTTGTTATTCATTGCAACAGTAGAGAAGAAGCAATGTCATATGTAAATAAATGGAATGGCAAAAAAGGAAGTAAATTTGAAAGGATTATTTTTATTGGCTGCTATTTGGTTTAATAAAATATTGTCCAAATTTCCATGGTATTCAAAAAATGGATACCATGGAAAAAAATAAAAATTTGGACAATATTTTTATATTTCTCTTGACAATTGATAAAGTATAACATATAGTATTATTAGATTGATAACTCAACTAATGAAAGGAAATGGAAATGAAAGTAATAATCGAATTGAGAACTATAGGCAACATTGAAGGAAAGAAAGAATTATTTTCTGATATAGTCAAGGAAATAAAATCCAATGGTAGTTTATACTTCGCTAAAATTGTCAACATTAACGAAATGTTGGAAATGAAAAACAGTAATAGAATTTATGATTCTATGGGATTCTTTGTTAAGCCATTCAACCTAGGTAACATTATCGGAAACGATAATGATTCAATCCAAGTAAATGTAAACGGAAATGATTTTACAGCATTCTTTGATCTCAACTAGGAAAGGAAATGCAATGGAAAGATGGCAATCTGCTTTTGATGAATACATTGTTTTTTTTAATGGCAAAAAACAATGCATTATAAAAGCTCAGACATCATGGGAAGCATGGGAAAGGGCAATAAGGATGAATTGGAAGAATCCTTTGGTATTAAAAGATGGAATACTGTATTTAGTTGAATCAGAAACAAAAGAGGTAATAAGGTACTAAGGAAAGGAAAGGAAGTACCATGAAATACCATGAAATCAGTAAAGATGATAACTTCTACGATGATAATGAATTCAATTATGAATTATTGAAAGAATTACTTTCTGATGAATCAGAAAGTATTTCCGAGATAATCGAGAATTGGTGTCTTGAAGATATTGGTTGTTACCAAAAATAAATATAAAAATATTTATATTTATGTATTGACATCAATGGAATGTATGATATATTAATATTGTGTGGTTGATTGATAGATAACTTCAATGAAAGGATGGTTTGCAATGTCTAAGGAATTCAATGGATGGACTAATTGGGAAACATGGAACGCAAATCTTCACTTCGATGGATTCTTTCAGGATATCGCACAAGATATCTTTGATAATATTGACTATTGCGATTTCGATAATGAATCTTCAATAAAGAATGAATTTTTGGATCAATTATTTAAGCATATAGAATGCACTATTGAAGAATTAGCCGATGAATTCATTGGAAAAAATCATGATTCATTATTCGCTTGTTTGCTCAATTCATCCATCAAAGAAATCGATTGCTCGGAAATAGCTTCCCATTATTGGGATACTATCAGCATGGATAAATATGAGGAATACCTTGAAGAATTGAAGGAAGAATCAGAAGAAAGCGAGTTGACCAATGAATAACTATAATCCTTTTGTTTGCGATTTCGCAACAAAAGAAAAAATAGCAAAAGGTATGTCAGACATTGAATTGAATTATGCAATATCTGATTGCCAAGAATGTATACAACTTGGGATTAATCCAAACAAATATTTGGACGAAATATCAGTATACCGGAAAGAACTAGACAAAAGAAAAAACAAGAAAGTGAAGGTGAGGTAGAATGAATTTCTTATATTGGCGTTGCATTGACATTGATAATCTTAGCGAAGAAAAAATAGAATTAATGGCAGAAAGAACAATAGATAAATTAGATAATCATTATCTAAAAGGTTATTATTCAGAAGATGAATACAAGGAAGCTTTAAAGGAAATAGATAAAGCTTGTAAAATGTTGTATTCAAGAATGAAACTAAATAATGCAAATAAAGCATTAATTGAAGCGAAATCAGAATATGAAAGGATAATAAAATGAATATTGAAAGGATATGCGGAAATGTATTATCCAATGGAAATGCATTTCAGGAAATAAAGATTTCATCCAAGTTAGATTGCATCGTTGATAGTGATTCTAATGTATATGCAAGATATAACTCGGAAAGTGAAATATATTTTCTATACCAAATTGGGCATGAAATATCTTTAGGTATGTCACTATATGACATCAAGCTAGAATTCATGGAATACATTTCTGAAAGGTATTGTGAGATAAGATAGCACTAGTAAAGGAAAATATCTTAATATTTTTTATGATATCATTGTTTGATATCAATTAAGATATTTTCCATCCTTTAAGTATTTTGAAAGGGAATAAGCTATGAATACCATTCTATGGAAAGAATTATCTATTGATGAAATACATTTATTGCAAGTTATTCTTTGGTCAGAATGTGATTACGATGAAAATCTAAACATGGGGGAACCATTAGACAAGAATTACACTATTTACGACATTGAAGATAAATCCATGGAAATGATCATAGGCAAGTATCGTGAATTCAGAAATCAATATTTCCAAGAATGTCTTGAGTCGATCGATGATAAAGAACTTTATTCAAATATATCTTGTCAATTCGCACAAGATTACTGGCTTTCATGCAATGGACACGGAGCAGGTTTCTTTGATTCTATTTGGAGTAAAGAACAATGCCAAAAGATGCAAGAATTAGCAAGGCAGGAAGGGAACTATTGGGTTTATTCTGACGAAAATGACATATACATTTCCTAATTGCTACCTAACTATCTAATTACAATTGGATAAAGATATCTTATTTAAATCGGATATCGGTATCCTATTTAAATCGGATTAGGATATCCGATTACTGTACAGGTGAACACCAATGTACGCAAGGAACTTGCGAACATAGGCGAACACTAGCGAACACAGGCGAACACAGGCGAACACAGGCGAACATAACCAACAATAGGAAAGGATTACTACCATGGCAAGAGATTCAATCGTTGTTTGGCTTGACGATCATACGGATACTGATAATCCAATGTGGATTGTTGAATTGGCTGAAATCGATAAAGATATCGGAGGATTCTCGGACGAAAAATTCCTTGATGGATTTTATGACCACAAGGAGGCATTGGCTTATGCGGTAAAGCATTCAATGATATTAAATAATCCATTACCTATTTATGATAATTGTCACGATTGTGATTACGAAAAATATTTTGATCCAGAGTACAACGAATTTGAAATCTGGTATCACAATTATGGTTGTGCGGATTGCGAATTAATTAAGAATAAGCTTACATTGTCCGAAGCTAGGGAAATGTACAACAATTTGTACAATCCAAGAGATACTTCGAACGGACGATATCAGATTTATTGGGAACATGATTAACCAATAGATCGAATATACTATAGACCCTTTTTTGTTAGACCCTGTTTTTTTTCAAGGTAACCGGAAAAAACATGGGTGAAAAAAATGGTTGCCGAAAATGAAAGGTATAACAATGAAACGAATAACAGTAGCATTAGTAAATGGTAAAACATTTGATTATGGTTGCAATGAAGACAATCGTGGTTTGTTTATTTGGAATCCTAATAATTGCAATTGGGAACAAATAAAAGGAACATATCAAACGCCAAAATTTAGGGATTATAAACACTTGCGAAGATACCTCGGATACGGAGATGGTTTCAGATTGATAAGTCATTTCGGATGGTAACTAGACCCCTATTTTCTTTGACCATACAACCAAAAGAAAGGTAAGAAAATGTCTGCAAAAGTAAAAGAGAATGATGGAACAGGACATGATGATAGAATATTTGGATTCATTTCCCATTGCGGAAAAATTAAAAAGCGTGGATGGTTTTTTACATATCCAAAAGTAAATTCAATTTCTTTTGATAAAAAAGATATTGAAGAAATAATTGATTCGATGGAAGAAGAAGAATTTCCAGACATTGAATTACTTATGTCAAAAAATGTGGCAGAAAAAGAACTAAGAAAATTTTTAAAAATGAAATTAAAAAGTAAGTATTGTTAGACCCCTATTCACAATAACCATAACCATGAAAGGCAGCATCAAAAAATGTCCAACGATATCCCATTAGCTATCTTTGAATTTCAATGGATTAACGATTCACCTAATGGAAAATATAAATCCATTAGGTATATCAAAGAGCGTGGATACAAAAGAGCATTGAAAAAATTCAAAAGTGAATTCACGGATTGGGGTGAATCAGTACCGGAAAGCATTGAATTACACGACATCAAGTTAGTTCCCAATCAATAGGTATACCCTGTTTTTCTTCAACACATTTTCAGAAAGGAAGCATGGAAAAATGTCCGACAATAAAAGGAAAAAAAGATATGAGATTCACTACACATTCGATTTAATTCCCAACAGGGAATGCACATCCATTGTGTACGACACATCAGAATCAAAAGCCAAGAAAAGATTAATTGAAGATATGCAATCAGAAGGAACACCAATTAATATATTTCACATCACTTGGATGTATTGTGAATGATTAGACCATGTTTTTTTTAACTGTAATCAAAGGGAAAGGGAATGAAAATGGATGATAAAAAAATAAAAAGAATAGTATCTGAACTAACAGAACTGGAATTAAAAGTTTATAGTTCTCTAATAGAATGTCAGTTCGCTTCTGGAATCAATCCAGATTTTTCGGATGTACAAACGGATTTAAAAGAATCACTTAAGATGGCCAATATTACACCATCATCATTCGCTGGTGTTCTTGGTAGCCTGTCAAAAAAAGGTTTGTATCAAAATGTGCTGTGTCACGCTCATGGTTTGCCATTCAAAACTGTAATCATTAACGGACGCGAGGAAAAAATAAGAACTGATATCGGAAGTGTAATATGCTTGGACTAAGACCCCCTTTTTTTTCAACTGTAACCAATATAGGAGGCACGAAAAAATGTCCAATAGTAAAAAGGAATTAATTAAATCAATGGATGACAACGAACAAATCTTTTGCGACTACTGCGGGTCAGAATGTACCGCGTCATCATTGAAATATGGCAATACATTGTTGGAAAAATTTAACATGGAAATTTGGTATCGATGGGATTTCATCTGTCTAGACTGTGCAGAAAAGCTTTGCGAAAGACTGGATAATGACGAAGAACTTTACCAGTTCATGTACACGAATTTTTTGATACATCTTGGCTTCGAGGAAAGGAAAAAAGCTAATCGTGAATGAAATTAAACAGGAAGTAATTCGCTCCGTGTACGACAATCAGGATGACATTCTGAATGCGATTTTGAAACTACATTGTCCAGAAGGTTATCAATGCGATTTAACTTATGGCAACGGATCATTCTGGAAGAATATCGTTAGACCCTCTTTTTGCATCGATGTGGAACCATTGCATGATGGAGTAATTCAGGCATCATCCATGATGGTTCCTGTAGCTAATGGAACTTTTTCCAATGTGGTATTTGATCCACCATTCCTTACCTATGTTAAAAACGGCAGGGAACATAATGGTGGCAATGTGGCGATGACTAAAAGGTTTGGAGGATATTGGTCATACGATGAATTGGAGGATCACTACAAACATACCATCAGCGAGTGCTACAGGATATTGCAGGACAAAGGGAAGTTAATATTTAAGTGCCAAGATATCATTCACAATCACAAGATGCATTGCACCCATCAAATGGTTATCAATATGTGTGAGAGTGAAGGATTCCGGCTATTGGATTTGTTTATACTTGCAGCAAAACACAGGATGCCATCTCCACAAAAAGGTACTCAACGCCACGCGAGAATATTCCATTCCTATTTCCTAGTGTTCCTCAAAAGATAATTCATCTATCTGTTAGACCCTGTTTTTTGTTACCATGTTTGAAACCATTGGGGGCCGAAAATGATCGACCCCCTTTTTCTTTAACATGGATTTCGAAACATGGATGCGAAAAAATCCAAGGGTGTTATTCCATTGCTGGAAGCAGCACGATTACTTGACATCGGTTACACATCGATAAGACGATACTACAAGCAACTTGTCAGCGATGGGATGATTGAAACCGAACAGGTGATCAAGGCAAGAACTGGACACATATCTAAAGGACTAACACAATCACAAATAGATTACATCAGAAAAAACTACATGGTTCCGGCATTTAATCAACATGAGAAAAAACAATCAGGAACTGACGATGGTGTTTTTTATGTGATCCTTTTAATACCAGAGTTTTCAAAAACTAGAATCAAAGTTGGGTTCACGGAAAATATGGATGCCCGCCTCAGAAGCCATATGGTTTCTGCACCAACAGCAGAAATCATAAAAACATACCGATGTAAAAGATCGTGGGAAGGTTATCTATTAGCTGTCGTGGAACGACACGGACAATGCATTAGAACAGAAGTATTCGACATACCTAAGCTAGACCCTCTTTTGCGTGACCTAGCTACTGCTTTTAAGCTTGCAAAAATCTAGAAACGAAAACACCCAGAGCATCGAACTTTAACCGAAGGATTTAGGTTAATGTTTTCTCTGGGTGAATTCGCAATATAAATATGAAAATCATTCAGTCACAGCGACTGTCCTGACCTTCGATATATTATTCGTTATAGTCGCAAAATTATTTCAGGCAATCCTGAAAAATTTAAAATTCTTTAAACCATTGCATCATGGTTTTGGCGATCCAAAATGTTCCCCACCAAAGCAGTAGTAATACTGACATCACGACAGGAAATGTAAACAACACTTGCAGGATGCGATCACCGATGCTTAACTTGTCTTCAGGTTCAGTCATAGTCAACTCCATCTTCAGCCAGCTTAGATGCTAATGCAAGATAACAAGCTGCATCGTTTAATGAATCCTGATGATGACCATTGCACAATCTAGCCATTTTCAGCATGGTCATAAGGATGCATACATCATATTTCGACACAGGCATCTGAAGATATTCACTCCAAGATTTTGAAATCCTTCCAATGTTAATCTCTGGTGGAGAATAATCGATGCCACGCATATAGATTAACTGTTTGCATTTATCAAAAAAATCCGAGATATGCTGATCCTGCATACTAATCCTTTCGCTTTTCTTTGTGTGATAGTGCTTCCTGTATCTCTGCCATCTTTACCGAGTATTTTGCAAATGCTCGAAGTATTGGATACAAAGACATTAATGCAACAAACTTCTCGTTTAACTTTTTCGTCCATTGCCATCCGTTACGCTCGCATCCTTCTGCGGTTGCAGCAATGCCATCGTACAAACATTGGGTGGCGTTTTTAATGCTCATGCATCCAGGAAAAAGATATTCCAGTTCAATGCTGATCATGTCCATTTCCGATGATAGCTTGTTGCTTGATAAAGAATATGGAGTGTTGTCAGCTTTTTTGATCGAATGACACCACTCCATGACAGACATACACGAAGCAAAATTGACGATGGAATCAGGTTTGCGTTTGCAAACCTGAAAGTTATCCCAACCATGCTTTAGGCATGAGAGACTATCCACAGCAGCAGCACCCATCTCATCAGGCATGACCTCGATGCCAGTAAATTCTCTGGCAATGATACAGGCCCTCCTAGTGGATGTTTGGATTGCCGTTAATGTGGATATATTTCTCATGACTCCATCCTCTGGATTCAAATTCCATTTCGATCCAGAGGACATTCTATCATCACTCATTAGAGAACCTCTATGTCAATCTGGACATCCTGATCAAGTCCTGCCTGTTTCAACGCTTTTTTCTTTTTATTGATTTCAGCGTTTACTTTCCTGTTCTTCCGTCTCTCCATTTTTTCAAGAACAGAAGCAAATGGAATCAGGTAATATCGTCTTTGCCTTTCGTTGGAAAACTTTGCGATTTTTTCTTCAGGAACTTGCATACTGTGTCTGGAAATCTCACCCACCATGGGTTCATGATCATTCAAATCAATCATGCCAGGAAATTCATTCCTGTGAACATAGTGAGACATCAAAGTTGGATGTATATCCATAATCATTGCTGCTTCACTAAGAGTAAGGTAAACAGTTTCGTTAATCTTGATAGACATTATTCGTCCTCCATGCGTTGAAAAGAAATTTCCACATAAGACTCAAATTCTTCACCAGCTTCATAACCAAGAGTAATACTAACGCCGTACACATAATCAGTATTGTCATCCTTGATATAATTGCAATGTTGCAACTGATCAAGGATTGGTTTGATGCGATTGTCGAGATCGCACTTTCGCCAACCCTTGCCAGGATGAACAACAATATGAACATGGACTGGCCAGCCAAATGGTTCTATTTTTTTATACCCTTTGACTATGTGATTGTTTTCTGCTCTCCATTCCCTGTATTGTTTGCTAAGGATGGTTCTGCCTTTGACAGTTCTCCAGCAAGCATTCACGGATGGTGGCAAAGAAAATATCACATTTCCCATTGAGTGAGACATCTACCAATTACCTCCATGACCAAGCGGGTGCGGTGATCTTTGGCACAATCCCATAATAGTGCGGTTGGAAATTATTCGTTTCGTGAGAGACGACTAATTTACGAAGCATCGAAAAACAGGCATTCTCGGCACGATCCAAATCCGATGAATCAAACTCAACAACCATGCAGGATGGGAACTCACCTTTGTCCACAACAATGTGTACACAAGAGTTTATAGGTATCTGCATATATCTCAGCAGAAAACGATAGAGTGCCATCTGCCTGAGATAACCATTGAAAGCACACTCTTTTCCCCAGTCCAATGGGTCATAAGAAGAAACTGTTTTAACATCGACTAAGAAATTTTTCTCAGGGCAATAGATGTCAGCGATAAATTTAAAATTCAAATCCTGACCATCGAATGGAACCTTGACTAAAACTTCTTTCTCTTTAACAGCGGTTGAAGAATTCAAATAATATGCTGACGCAGAATTGTCCGCAATTGCCGAAAGCATTCGGTTTGCCATTTCAACATCATCATGAGTAATAGCTATCTGGTCAGCAGTAAGGGATTCTTGAAATTTCTCCCAAGTTTCCTTTCCTGCCTTAGTTCTCTTGTCCGCTGTTGGAGCAACCTTGAACTTTTCATCGACAGTATCTGGTTCCAGTAGCATTGCATGGACTAATGAACCTAGTGCCATGGCTGGAGAAGATTCACGCTGATGAACTTTTTCCACATATTGTTTTTTGTAAAGCACAGGATTTTTCCTGTAGGTTTCCAATCTGCTGTGAGACACATACTCAATGGGTATCATATGGTTTCCTTTCCTTTAAGATAGTTTTCCAAGATGGTAAGAATCTGTTTGTTCAGACTTCGATTGTTTCTCAATGCATCGACCACAAGTCGTTGCTTCAAGTCTGAGTTCGGATTGAACACAAGCAGAAGTTTTTCCTTTGCACCCTTGGGTAAGGGCTTCTTTCGGTTCACCTTTCACCTCCTCCAGTTCTAATAGTTCGTACTGCTCAACCACATAGCAGTTGGGATATGTGCTTGAGTTTAGTCTGTCCTGTTTAAAAACCTCTTTGGAAGAAACAAACCCCCGAAATGTATACACGAAATCACTTTCTCTAGTCATTAATGCATATACATCTACAGAGTTTGGCTTTTTCCATTTAAGAACCCTTAAACATCCAAATGAATTCGATGTTGTTTTTACATCGATCTTCATTCCATTCAGAACACAATCACCAAGATCGGTTCCATCTTTAGATGATTTTACATGAGTTGTAAAATCCGGCATGAGATTGAATATTTTGCAGAAAGCAAATTCTCCAGAAAAACCTAGATAATCTAATTCGATTCCATCGGCTGATGACAATTTAGATTCTTTGGTTTCAGTAAGTCGGCTTTCTTTTGCTTTTGCAAAAGCGATCAATCTGCATATCAGAGACTCCTCATGGGTCAAAGAAACAGAAATTCCTTTCATGTAAACCTCCTTGCTGTAATCATATACGACAAATCAAAAAAGGCAATATAAAAAATATATCAAAAAAATATTACAAAAGGATTGACAGTATAAATTCACGAACATATACTCTGAGTGTATGGAGTGTGTGTGGTGTGTATGGAAGCGAGAACGATGTGGGTAGCAGACGGAAAGGAAACATATCTGAGGAACAACGACTTCTAAATGAAGTCCATCTACCATGTCCTCATCCTCCAGGTTCGGAGGAAAAAATATTATGGATGGCAGTCAGACTAACTCTTAGCTTGCCACTCCATCTGGCCGGAGATCATTCTATTCCAATTCATCCACATGATAAGAATAAGAATGACAGGTCAGTATCGCACAATGCAGAACCAAAAGATTTTTTTGCAGACCTAGACGAAGATTACTAAGTGTATCCTGCTGGATACATCCACGGCTCGTTGTCGTATTCCATGAGTTGGGAATCTTATGGAAGTCCAGCAGGTATTTTTTTAAGGAAGGATTCCATGTTTAACTTTCCATCAGAAAGGATGATTCCAATGAGTGAATCACTATATGATAATGACCAAAAATTAAAGACATCTCATGTTTTTAAAGCGAAGATGAAACTTGATAAATTGGCATTTCATCGTTGTATAGCCGAAGGTCTTGGTTGGTCAATTACTGATTTTCCTGTAGTTAGATATGCGGTTAAAGAGGTAACTCAGCCATATGTTGGAGACTATACAGTTAGATGTATTTCTAATCTTGATACGACAAGTGAAGTATCTGAGATTAGATCATCTTTTGAAATCCCCAAGGAAGCGTTTCCGCAAATTTTGATTCATGGATTAAAAATCATTATGGGTATCAATGTGACTGATATTGAGATCGAACGATTGTGGACATATGACCAAGAGTTGGAAATCGAAGTAACATTCAAAGAAAAGGAATAACCATGAAAATCGAAAAGCCAGTTAGTTTCGGATCAACCAATATGCCAAAAGCAGTAGTTTTTGGAGCAGAGGGTAGCGGTAAATCAACACTTGCAAGCAAGCTTGACAAGCCATTGATACTTGATGTAGAAGGTGGCCTGTCTGGCCTCGATGTAGACATTGTTCGAATTACATCTTGGACAGAATTTGTGGCAACGATTAAAGAGATCGCAAAAGCCACAGATTTTGCATACAGGCATATTGTTGTAGATTCCTTGACTGCTCTAGAAAGATTGCTTCATCAACACATATGTCAACAGGATGGAAAGTCATCCATCGTTTTGGCAATGGGTGGATACGGAAAGGGTCTAGTGGAAGCAGTAACACAGATCAGTTTGCTAATGAATTCTCTGGCAGGGAAAAAAGACCTTGGTGTTTGGTTTTTGTGCCACAGTACTATCAAACAGGTCAAAGACCCGACCAGAGAAGAATATGCATCTTTCGGTGTTCGTGCCGAAAAGGCCATGAGTGAATGGGTGACATCTTGGGCAGACCTCGTTGGTTTCCTTGAGATTGACCTGATGATTGGAGACGATGGAAAACCCATTGTG